CCAGCGCCACCTTATATTTGTTTTCTTGTGGACGGATCAGCGAATTTAATGGCTGATAACAAGGTATATCACAAGATAAATAACTTAAGTATCGAGCTTTATACAAATAAAAAAGATTTAGTTGCTGAAGCTAATCTTGAAAAAATCCTAGATAATTATGAGATTCCTTATGAATCTTATGAGGTTTTTATTGAAACTGAAAATCTATTTCAAAAAAATTATGAAACGAGGTTGATATAAATGAGTGAGAACAAAGTAAGTTTTGGATTAAAAAATGTACATTATGCAACATATGAAACAAAAGATGGGATAGTTACATTTGGAACACCAATTCCATTGCCTGGTGCGGTTGAATTAACAAATGAACCACGTGGTGATTTAATTGAATTCTATGCCGATGACATGCTTTATTACTCAGCAGATAATAACCAAGGTTATGAAGGAACGTTAAATATTGCACTCCTTCCGGAGCAATTTGCAATTGATGCATTAGGTGAACAATTAGATGAGACAGATGGTGTATTAAATGAGTTAGCTGATGCAAAAGGGAAACCATTCGCACTGTTATTTGAGTTTGATGGTGATGTGAAAGCAACTCGTCATGTCATGTATAACTGTTCAGCAAGTCGTCCTAATATTTCATCGAAATCAAAAACGAATTCAGCTGAACCGAATACAAACGAGCTTAAATTCGTCGCAAGCCCAATTATTCTAGCAACTGGTGGTAGACCGATGGTTAAGACAAAGACAACTTCTAAAACTACACCGGCAATCCATGATAATTGGTATAAAAAGGTTTATGTGAAAACACCAACAGCACCAAAAGGAGCGTAATTAGATGGAAAAAACAATTGTAATAGATGGTAAGCAAGTTCGACTAAAAAGTACAGCAGCAACTGTTAAGCGTTACAAAGCGCAATTTAGACGTGATTTGTTTGCTGATATGATGGCTTTAGGAGCTATTGGTACATTTACACCACAAGACGGTTCTCAGCCTTCTATTGATCTCTCAAATGTAGATTTAAAGAAAATAGATTTTGAAGTTATTTATGATTTAGTTTGGTTATATGCTAAAACCGCTGATCCGAATCTTCCGGATCCAATTACATGGTTAGACGGATTTGAAGAGTTTCCTATTTATGAAATCATTCCAGAGATTAACGATATGATTCAAAGTACAATGGGAGCAAAAAAAAACTAAAGAAAAGTAATGAAGAGCAAGGGACTTTCAGTGATGAAGAATTCACCACTGATTTGTTCCTTGCTCTTTGTTATAAATCTAAATTAACGAGCTGGGATTTAGAAGTAATGACAATCGGTGATTGCTTTGATTATATTGCTGAATTTGCAGAAATGGAGAATCCAGACAAAGAGAAAACCCGTAAAGCAAATCAAAAAGACTTCGATTCATTCTAAGAAAGGGGTGAGATGATGGCAGGAGGAAGAATTAAAGGAATTAGTATTTCAATTGATGGTGAAACCACGGGACTTCAAAATGCGTTAAAAGATGTTAATAAGCGTAGTAATGATTTAACCAAAGAACTTAAAGATGTTGAGCGATTATTAAAATTTGATCCAGGTAATATTGAAGCTTTAGCCCAAAAGCAACAGTTACTGACTCAGCAAATTGAAAACACAACACAAAAGTTAGATAAATTAAAGGCAGCGGAGCAACAAGTCCAAGCACAATTTCAAAATGGAAAAATTTCCGAAGAACAATACCGCGCATTCAGGCGTGAAATTGAATTTACAGAAGGATCGCTTAATGGCCTAAAGAATAAGCTTGGAAATATGAAGGCTGAGCAAGATAGTGTAGCGAGTTCAACAAGACAATTAGAAACATTGTTTAGTGCTACTGGGAAAAGTGTTGATGATTTTGCGGGAGCATTAGGAAATCGTCTTGTGAATGCAATTAAAAGTGGTACGGCTACAAGTAGGCAATTGGAACAAGCGATTGGGATTATTGGTAGGGAAGCATTAGGAGCAGAAACAGATATAGAGAAATTGCAACGAGCTCTTCGATCTGTGGATGCTGGAAACTCAATACAACAAGTGCGAAATGAATTAAGAGATTTACAGCAAGAAGCCGGAAGAACGGAGAAGAAGTTTGAAGGACTAAAGGTAGGGTTAGAAAACGTCATAGGTGGTATGGCAGCAGGTGGCGGTATTGCTAGTGCGGTTGAAAAAGCAATGGATATGTCAAAGTTGCAAACGAAAATTGATATAACTTTTGATGTTCCAGAATCCTCGAAGCAATCAGTGGAGGCGGCTGTAAGAGGGGTAACCGCTTATGGTGTGGATGCAGAGGCATCATTAGAAGGTGTACGTAGGCAGTGGGCTTTAAATAAGAATGTAAGTGATGAAGCGAATGCAGCTGTTGTTAAAGGAGCAGCGGCAATTGCACAATCTTATGAAGGAATAGATTTTACGGAATTAATCCAAGAAACGAATGAAATTGGCAACGAATTAGGCATTTCGCAAGATGGTGCACTTGGTTTAACAAATGCGTTGCTAAAAATGGGATTTCCACCTGAACAATTAGACATTATTGCTGAGTATGGAGGACAGTTAACAAGAGCTGGATATAGTGCTGAAGAAGTACAGGCGATTATGGAGGCTGGTGTTGAAACAGGTACTTGGAATATTGATAATCTCTTAGATGGTCTGAAAGAGGGGCGTATTAAAGCGGCTGAGTTCGGTCAAGGTGTCGATAAAGCTATGAAAGAAGCTCTTGAAGGCACTAATATTTCAGCGGAACAAGTTGAAAAATGGGGTCAAGCTGTAGCTAATGGCGGTAAAGAAGGTTCTGCGGCTATGACCGAGATTGCACAAGCCTTATCACAAGTTGATGATGAAACAAAGCGTAATGAATTAGGTGTTAAATTTTTCGGTAGATGATGAATTGTGCCGAAGTAAAATCGTTCAAAAACGGTGAAAGCTCAGCATGTAAAGATGGTGCTAACACCGTGGTAAAGCACATTTTAAAAGATGTGGCTCACTGTAACGCATAGGAGTTGAACCTGTATTACAGAATAAAATACTCCCACGAGTGAACGACAACCTAATTGGTTGAAAATATATGCTGAACCGAGGATGAGTTAACGTCCTATAATGCGGAGAAATCCCCGGAAGTAGAGGATAAAAAGCCTTTACGATAACAAAATGACAATGTATGAAGATCAAGGGCAAAACATTATTAATACTTTGCTGGGTGCGAAAGAAAAAACAGTTGATTTCCAAAAGAACCAAGAACAATTAAATGGTTCTATCAAAAAAATGGATGCAAATCCAGCAGTTAAGTTTCAAAAAGCAATGCAAGATTTACAAATGGCTCTCAAACCAGTACTGGGAGTGATAGCCGATGTTGTTGCTAAAATTGCTGACTGGATTTCTAATAATCCTAAACTAGCAGCTACTTTGGCAGCTATTGCAGTAGCTATTGGAGTAATCGCAGGGGCGTTTATGGCTTTAGCACCAATAGTTGTTGTCATATCGGGTGTAGGGGCTGCAATGATGGGATGGGTAGCGTTAATCGCTGTGGTTGTAGCCGCTGTAGTTGCCTTAGGCGTACTAATTTATCAAAATTGGGATTCCATAAAACAATGGACCATTGATGCCTGGAATACAATTGGAGAATTCTTAGTAGGAATATGGGAGGGGATTGTGCAATGGGCAAGTGAAGCGTGGAATAGCATTAGTGAATCTACATCAGCAGTTTGGAACTCAATTAAGGAATTTTTAATAGGGATATGGAATGGCATTGTAGAGTTTGTTGTAACCTGGGGAACCGCTATTCTAGAAGCGTACGTTGGTATTTGGACATCTATTTTTAATTTCTGTATGGAAATCTGGAATGGGATAGTTGAATATTTAACTTCAGTTTTGCAGGGAATAGCGACGTTCTTTACAGAAATATGGACCTCTATTTCTACTTTCTTTCAAGAGACTTGGAATGGATTAGTAGCTTTTGTAACTCCTGTTTTACAAGGGATTGCTGATTTCTTCTCTATGATTTGGAATGGTATTTCCACAGTGATCCAAACTGTATGGAATTTCATTACTCAATACTTACAAGCAATTTGGACAGCTATTTTATACTTTGCTACTCCACTATTTGAAAGTATCAAGAATTTCATTTCTGAATGTTGGAATAAAATTAGTTCTACTACAAGCCTAGTATGGGAAACAATTAAGAATTTCTTGGTTTCTTGTTGGAATGGACTTGTGTCATTTGTAACGCCAATCTTTGAAAAAATCAAATCCTGGATTATTAGTGTGTGGGATATAATCAGTTCAGCCACGATGGCTGTCTGGAATGCGGTTAAGAATTTCTTGCAAGCATGCTGGAATGGGTTAGTATCTATTGTCACACCAATTTTTGATGCAATAAAAAACTGGATTGTGAATGTCTGGAATGCTATTAGTTCCACTACGAGTGCCGTATGGAATGCGATTAAAAGCTATCTTTCTAGCTTATGGAATTCAATTGTTTCCACAGCAAGCTCAATTTTTAATAGCATTAAATCAGCTATTTCAACTGTTTGGAATATGATTAGTAGTGCAAGTAGTAGTGTCTGGAATGGCATTAAGTCTACACTTTCAAGTATCTGGAATGGCATTAAATCCACAGCATCTTCAGTGTGGAATGGTTTAAAAGACGCCATTATGACCCCTGTTCGTTGGGTAACAAATGCTGTTAGTGGGGCATTTGATGGAATGAAGTCAGCAGTATTAGGCGTTTGGGATGGAATTAAGAGTGGTATTCGTACAGCTATCAACGGAATCATACGTATTATTAATAAGTTCATAGATGGTTTTAATACACCGGCAGAATTGTTGAATGAAATCCCAGGAGTTAGTGCTCCAACTATTCCACATGTGCCGATGCTCGCTAAAGGCGGAAAGCCTGTAGGTGATGGTTCATTTATTACAGGAGAAGCCGGACCAGAGTTATTTACGAAGAAGGGTAATTCAATCACAGTTACACCTTTATCATCAAAAGAAAAATCACTCGGTATTACTGGAACTATGAATCAATTAATGGGTGATATGAGCCGTATGATGGCTAGTTCTATGAATCAGCTATCCGGTTTAAAGTCTGTCATGAATGGTGTGTATGGAAGTATGTCGAATAGTAGACAAGCTATGACAAACAGTGTATCGAATCAAGTATTTAATCAATCATCTGGATCTTCTGGTAACGGAGTAATCCCAATGCTTGGTGGCGATTTAGTTGTGGAGGTTCCTGTTGTTTTAGAAGGACGAGATGTGGCGCGTGGTACTTATCGATATACAACCGAGTATCAAGAAAGAGAAGAAAAAAGAAATTCAGACTTTTAGGTTTGGGTTTCTTTTATTTTATAAAGAAATGAGGTGTCAAAATGAGCTCTTTCAAATTTAACAATGAACGTAAAAAGTATATCCAAATTGCAAAAGGTTGGAAAAGAC